CAAACTCTTCTCATAGTTATCCCAAACCTCTTGTTGCCAATCATCCTTTTCTGCTCCGCCTTTGGGGGGTCTTCCAAAAAAGTTCCATGTTACGTTGTGGTAACCTACTTTACTATTAACGCCCATAGCTACAGAACGAAACTCCTTAACATCTTCTTCGTGGTGGATTCCTCCGGCCCACCCAATACGAGTATGCTTATTCATACGTGAAGGCAATTCCATTTTAGGAGCGTTCCAACACGGTAATTTATAATCAATAGAATTCTTAATAATAACTAAAGCTTTACCCACATACTCTTGAATACGTTCAGCAAACTTTCGTTGCGTTACAGAAACCATATCCGCATTGGCATACATAACCTTAGTCATTTCATCTAACTTCTGTTCTTTGTACACATCTATTAGTCGATGTCCTTCATATAACTCAGTCAACAGGTCATCAGTATCGTAGTGTGTGAACTTATTTAACTCTTTAGCGTACCGTAAAATATCCACAGTGTAAGGTCCTCCGTAGTTATGAATATTTTGGAAAAAGACAATATCACACCAATTCATGTCCTCGCATTCTTTAGCAGGAAGTAATTTACCGTCTCTATTTTTGGCACCTTCTGCATCTAAAGGGTCATAATTAAACCTAACTTCAACGTCATCGGGATAAAGCTCGGCGAGCTTCTCCATTGGCATAATTACGCGATAATAAGCGCACCCTCCTTTGTTAGCAGGGCACGCCAATATTTTAAGCTTTTTCTTTTCTTCGCTCACTTATTACAGATTCTTAAGGTGTGAAAGGTAATCATCGTCACCCTTAGATTCGTTATTAGTAGTTGGTTTAGCGGTAGCCATAGACATACCTTCAGCTTTAGCTTCAACCATCATAGACAGTTGCTTAAGTTCATCGTATTCAGCAATCTTTACGAGGTTCTGAATATCGTGCAACTCATCCATCCACGTAGCAATCTCGGCAGGAGTTCCAGCTTCTGATTTAGTAGGCTTAGGTGCAGACTTGTCGTAGTTTGGGAATGCCCCATTCGTATCTTTAACGATTTTAAAATCATTACCGGTTTTCAAGTCAGTAATATCGCCATAGTCCTCATCGAAAAAGGTGTCTAGAATTTGTCCGAACAGTTTCATACCGATAGATAAAATCTTAACGGAACCGCTTTCTCGTTCTACAGCATTCAAATAGTAACGCTTACGTGCTTTAATACTACGTGCGAGATTGTGGTTATCCTCACTAGGAGTCTTCCAAAGAGCAAAGTATACATCACACAAAGGACACTTATCGCCTTTTACACGTGGGCAGTGATAGTTTTTAAATTGACCGTCATTCTCCATACGATGGATAGCGGTTTCTGCATAAAAGTTCTCTTCATCATCTTTCGCAGGTAGGAGTCGTACGAGGGATGTACCCTCTTTAGTTATAAGAAATTTGCTTAAGAAATCAGAATTACCAGTACCGGAGTTCTGTTTTGTAACCTCTTCATATTTCTTTCTTAGTGCATCTAAGTTTACCATAGTTTTTTAGTTTAATTGTTGTTTTTTAGTAGTAGTAGGAGATATCCTACCTTTTATTATAGTTCGTGGAGTCTTACTTCTGCACGTTTATTTGCGGACATTTGTATTAACATATCTTTTTGATGGTCTAAAGAATTAACGATATTTTTTGCCAAATTGTACTTATGCTGTGCCTCTAATAACTCATCCCTTAATGTTATTAATTCTGGGACTGTCAGAATGTAATTAGTAAGAGCTCCTTGGGTTGCCTTGGTTCCTACCGCGGCTAACTCCGCTCGGCGAAGTTCAGTATGTTTCGCCTCTTGTATATCAACTACGGAACTTACCTTGTCCATTGTAAGTTTGGCGTAGGATAAAACAGAGCAGAAGAAAGAAAAAACAGAGGGGTGTCTTTTAATAGCCATGTCCATTGAAGACTCATCTATAGAGAGGTACGACTTAGTAATGTTAAGGTACTCGTCGACTAAGGTTTCATATGTTTGTTCGATATCACTCATTGTTAAAAATATATTGAAATAGTTCAGGGTTTAGTCCAGCTAACTGGAAAATCATGTTGGAGGTTACGGTTGTTAAGTACTCGTTACCTATTGTGGGCATCTCGTCGTCATCGTTCAGACCAAATATTTCATAACCAATGTGGCAGATTTCATGTAACAAAGTACTTTTATAATCTTCAATACATTGGTTAGGGTCTATAGACAACAATGATTTGGGAAACTCTACACAGCCATAAAGATTGTCCTTAGCTAAGGACTTTTGTGATATGGTAAAGGTTTTAATCCCAGTGTATATTGTTAGAGGGTGTTTTGGTAATTTTTTAGCCATTAGCAGTATTCTCCGAAAGTACAAGGGTTTGGTAATTAATTTTGGCAGGGATTAAAAACCTAGCTTTTCCATTTCTAGATTTGATAATAAATAGACGAGCTAACCCTTCATCAAACTCTTCTTCTGTTTGGTTTACAGAAAAAACTAAATCACATACTCTAGTCTTTCCGTACGAATCAGCAAGCTCAGCATCAGTAATAATCTTAACTCTCTTACCCTCTCTGTTAGTCTGTGTAGCGGTCCAAACTAAAGCGTTAAGTTCGATTGCAAGACCTCTAAGTTCTTGTGCTTGCCTTTCTTGGTTTTGGTATTCAGGGCTATTACTATCGCTAGACATTAACTCTAAGTAGTCTATAATAACTACATCAGGATGAAAGTCTTCATGACTTTGTAGTTGGTTTATAAACGCTCTAATTTGAGTAACACTCGCTCGTTTAGTAGGGAACTCCTTAATGCGGAGTCTGCCTAATTTGCATTGAGTACCTATCTCACTGATGCGGGACTCGATATCTCCGACGCGGTTAGGAAGTTCTTTTTGTTTAATCCTAGTGAAAATACTGTCTAAACGTTGAGCAACTCTATCCTCAGACATCTCTAGAGAGATATAGAGCACATTGTGCCCATCGTAACACGACTGTACCGCTTGGTTAGCCAAGAACAGAGATTTACCCACACCAGGGGGCGCAACCACCATAGCCAGTTCTTTACCACACAGTCCCCCTTCTAAGGAGTTGTTCACAGCTGGAAAAGGGGTTCGGTATTTTGCAACTTGGGTTTTATCTTTCGCCTTATCCCATCGTCCTGAGATACTTTCAAAATAATCAGCTCCAAGGTCTACGTGTCGTGAGACCGTAAGGGCTCCTTTAATAGAGTCTGCAACTTTGGAGAACTGTTTCCTTTTAATAAAATCGACAGATTCAAGAATAGCCTCCTTTAAACACTGCTCCTTTGCAAATTCTTCAACCTTGTCAAGGTAATAGTCTGCATTATCAAGCGATTTCTCGTCCAGGCTGTTGATGGTTTCCATCTCCTCGCGGTAATCGGACATCAACTCGTTCTTGCTTTTCTCCTCACGTATTCCTTCTAAAATAGCCTCGTCTGTAGGTAGCGTGCCGTATTGAGAAAAATAGCTGTTAAGCACAGACCAGACTCGTTGATGTTGGGGGAACTCAAAGTATGAACTTTGAATAAGGGGTACGCACTGTACCAAAAACTCCTTATCGCTTTTTGCGAGGTAAAGAAGTCCGCGTTGTATATTTTCTGAAAATGAATAGGCCATTGATGTCTCCTGAATTGTGTTAAAAAAAACCTTGTCAATACATTATAGTAATTGACAAGGTTGTTACGATGAAGTTTAGTAGTTTAATTTGAATCGCCGCGCTTACCGGCTCTCTCTATTTCCTTCTTGCTCATGTTTTTGCCAGCTTCGCGCACGACTCTTTGGCCTGCTTTAATTCTGGCATTTTTTTCTTTCTCGGAGACGCGTTTAAGTACTCCCTCTTTCTCAAGTTGTTCGTATGGTATTTTTCGTCTAGTGTATGGGGACTTCCCCGACTCATATTTAAGGGCTGTTTTTGCGCCCTCTACAGCCCCCTCCATAAATTGTTTTTCTTGAGACTCGCGACTACCTGTTTTGTCGTAGTAGACTACTTGCCCCATGGTCTTATTAACAACACCACTTTTTGAGCCCCCTTCTGCATTTTTACTCATGTCGTAAGTTAAAGGGCATTTTTTTGTCCCACACTCCTCACATGTAAAAGGTTCGTTTCTAGTTTCGTAGGTTCTTAAATCTACATAATTTAAATCACACTTACTACAATAATAATTATAGTTTGGCATTAAATCTCACATACCCCAGTTATACAACTATCCACAGATTCGGACGCCACCTCTAATTTTCCGTCAGAGATAAGTTTGTCTAAATCAATAGAGGTAATATCAACAGCTTCCAAAGGCTCGTTCCCTCGTGAACCAGCACGGTAAAACGTAAACCCTTTCATGTCATTTGCGTACATTAAGAGGTCGTCGTAGAGGTTGGAGGGTTTGAATCCTGCCGGAAGGTTACAAGTTTTAGAAACCGCTGAATCAATGTATGTTTGCACCACCGCCTGAACTTTAATATGTTCTTCTGGTGTAACATCGTAAGCGCCCACACAGTGTGAAATATCACGACCTCTAAGGTGTAACTCTTTAAAAAGAGCATCGACCACGTATGTCTCATTCCAGACGCCATCAGTGCCAGTACGCCAACGGCGCTTATAGACGGGAGCGAATATCGGCTCAAGACCAGTGCTGACTCCAAGTACCATAGAGATAGTTCCAGTCGGAGCAACAGTGAGTAAAATTGCGTTGCGAAGGCCATTCTTTTTGATGTCTGACCTGATTCTAGAAGGTAATGTTTTGAAGAATTTTTCATCTTTTATTTTGCTCCAATCATAGGCGGAGAAACTACCTTTATCCCTAGCTAAATACATAGAAGCTTTATAGGATTCATTTCGTATCGTAGCGAATAGACGCTCCAAAAACTCCAGACAATCTTCAGACCCATACTTATAACCCGCTTTAATAAGGAAGTAATGTAGCCCAGTTATACCTAAACCGATTCGTCGTGAACGCATTCCTGCCTCATTGCACTCCGGAATAGGGAAATGGTTTGCAGTTAGAATGTTATCTAGAAATTTAACCCCCGTGCGGACCGTACGAGCCAGTCTACGCCAATCGATAGTGCCGTCCATGTCAACCATATTAGCCAGATTGACGTGACCAAGACAACAATTGCCATAGGCAGGAAGTACTTCTTCACCGCATGGGTTAGTAGCAGGCATGTGTTCGAAATAAGAGACATTAGTATATTCATTAGCAAAATCAATGTTGAAGATTCCAGGTTCCCCTGATTCAATAGCATTATCTACAATGCGTTCCCACAGGTCGCGAGCGCGAATTTCCTTCTTTGTAGCATTTGTAAAGGTATCCTCATAATGTTTGAGGTGGTGTAGTTTTGCGCGTCCAAGTGCGTCTTCTTCGTTTTTTGCAACAACATCAACGACACCTTCAACACCTTCAGAAACACGTTCTACTTCAAAAACAAAGTACTTATTCTGACGTCCGTTAAATGTAAAATACCACTCCTCATCGTTTTCTACCGCTTCTACAAACTTTTTGGTAATAGCTACAGAGATGTTAAAATTGGTAAGCTCATTACGGTCTAGCTTAACGTGGAGAAACTCCAAGAAATCCGGGTGGGTAATGTCTAGAATGGACATGAGCGCCGTACGACGATTTTTACCGGCACGTACGTGGTTGCCAATCTCGTTAATCATACGCATAACACTAATAGACCCCGGTGCAGAGTTTTTAATGTTTTGGATATTGTCTCCTTTAGGTCTGATTTTAGAAAAATTAAACCCTATGCCTCCACCCCCACATGAAATCTTATACATGTCAGAAATGGTCTTACCTATACTTTCCACAGAATCCTCTGGGTCTAGTACGTAACAGTTAAGCATGTTTTGGTGACTTCTACCAGAACCAAACAGAATCCTACCTCCTGGGCAGAAGTCTCCTGCATTAATGGTGTCGAAAAAATTCTTTTCAACCTTTTCTCTATCTTCAGGAAACTCAGGGTCAGCAGCAGCTTTAGCGACTCTTTTAGCGAGTTCTTTCCACGTAGTTTCGCCTGGGTAGGCGTACTTGTCCATGAATATGGTCTCCCCAAGGGAGTCTTTTGGTATAACGAAAGCCATTATCGTAGTATCACGAGAATATCATTCTCATCTAGTATGCAGTATGAATCGTCGCCGCGGACAATATCGTTACCTTGGAAATCCCCCCACAGAACTTCATCTCCGGGGACGACGTGTAAAGGCATGTAGTTCCCATTCGCATCACGGTTACCTCTTCCTACAGCCATTACTATGCCTTCGTTTAGTTTCTGTGCGGTCACTGACTCGGGCATAATTATACCTGACTCGGACTTAAGTTCTACGGTGGCTCTTTTTACCACCAAATTTGTACCTATAGGTTCTAAGTTAAAATCTTTCATTATTGTATGTTAGTTATATTTGCTTTTTTCAAAACGTTTAAATTTTCAGACTCGTCCTCCAAAAGAGAGCTCAAGTAATCATTGTGGGTTATGACAAAAACCTTCTTGTTGATAGAAATCTCCATAATCAACTCATATAAACCCTTTACGCCACCCTCATCTAAGGAATCCGCGACCTCGTCAAAGAAGATAAGGTTTGACCGCTCTTTGCCAGACAGCAAAAGAAGGTCATTTAAGCCTAACATGATAGAAAGTGAAGTTTTTCTCTTCTCTCCCCCCGACAAAGCGTCGAAGTAAGTTAGTGTCCCTTTATTATAGATTTCTTCCTTCAAAGTTTCGTCAAAAGTTATGGAAAAATTTGAAGAACTCAAGAATTTCAAGTAGTAGTTCACTCGGTCATTGAAAAAGGTTAGGATATTGCGAATTACAAACTTTATTAAGCCTTGCTCAGAGAACGCTTGTTCCCAAAAACGCATAAGGTCATAATCTCGTTGTGCATCCTCAACTTGTTTTTGATGCTTCTTTATAAAAGCAGTATGTTCTCTTAATTGAGCATTTAAAATCTTATGCTCCGTATCAAATGATTTAAATTTCTCAAACAAATCAAAGTCTTGATGAGTAATGACAACGCCAAACGTGTCTATCTTCTCTTTTAAATCCTTAATTTGCTGTTTGTATTCTGCGAAAGTAAGGGTGCACTTATCCAATTCCTTTTCCCAGTCTAAAACTAAAGCTTTTTCAGTGGAAGGGGGTTCACCGCAAAACTCACAAGGTTGAAACTTGAATGTTTTTAGTTTCTGTCTAATTGTTTTCATACGAATACCGGCTCTACTTAATCCATGGCTGGCAGACTCTATTTCAACTTGCGTGGTGTACCTATCTTGCTCGTTTGATTGTAGCTCGGAGATAGAGTGTTTGTGGAACAACTTAGCTTTTGAAG